TATCAGTGTTTACATATCTGTTCTTTTGTGATATTATATTTTCCACTTATAATAAAATAAAAAGATAATAAGAGAGGATGGTAATAAATAATGAAAAATTATTCAGAAAAAGAGTTAAATATAATTTGTAATAGCATCCGTAGAGAAATCAAAGAAGAAAATAGTTATCTCAATAACTCCATATATATGAATAGAGTGGATATAGTTCTGGATGTATTACAGCGGTTTGTTTTAAAAATACAAGAAGATAATAGAGCAGAAGAGTAGTAGTCTTCTACTATTGTTATTTCTATATAATAAAAAGAACCAGAGAAAATCTCTAGTTCTTTCCTAAAATAAAATTTATATGGGTCACAAGCCTACGAAAGATGGTAGGCTATATACATCTTTTTTATTCTTTACATTGAGAGTAATCAATCTTAATGCGTTCAAAATCCTTTGTATTAAGAAGAATGAATTTATTTGTATTATCAAAATAATCTTTAATAATTCTATTATCTTTATTAAACTCCTGATATCTTGATAATAGAATAAATGGTTCTCTTTCAAAATTTTCTGACTTTCTATATATACCTAGATAAGAAGTACCATCCTTCATATATATTCGTAAAAACATTCCAGTTTTTATAATATCGTCCCAAATATTTTCATTTGTACTTCTATAAATATGAAGTTTAATTAACTTATCATTAAACCAAGTTGTATGTAATACTTCCCCTAATATTAATGCAATAACAAATGTTATTACACAAAGTAAAATTACAACAATTGGACGATTTTCATATTTATTAGAAATAAACTGAAAAAATGTTATTTTATAAAAATTTTTCAATATGTAATTAGCAATCACACTTTTTATAATGAAATTTTTATAACTATTTTGTCTTACAAAACTTATCCAATAGTAAGCGGATAAAAATATATATCCATAAACAATATTAGATATCAAATTTGGGATATTATTTATAAGTTCAATTACCCAATTAATACTTATCACTCCTTTTTATTTTTCGTTACTTCTTCATCTTCTAAACGAGATTGATTTTCAATCTCAGGTCTTTGCTTAGAAGAAATCTCAAATATTCTGTCTTCGTTATTATTGTTATTTTTCTCTGTTCCCATAATATATTCTCCTTTGTTTAATATAATTTTCTCTATTATACATCCAAGAGGAAAAATATACCATACAGAACATTCTGTTCTATTTTTATCCAACAAACGTCAGAATAGTAACTGACGCATGGTTTACCATGATTTTTGTTTACCCTGGAACATTCATTCAAAGCATATATAATAAGGCAATATATACTTTGGAGGAAGGGTGTTCTCTCTACACTTCTCAATATTTCATATGTTTCCCTCGTCACAGTGACGTATCGCATATTACTTAATCGTATATTGAGTTGGCTCGTGCGTTGCCACGAAATTTTCATTCGATTCACTGTTATAATAACAGAATAGTGGTTTCAACGAATTATTCCTCTAATTTAAAATTTCTAACATCTAAGAATCCTCGTCTCCCTACATTGTTTATTATTCCATTTCTATAATATTCTCTGCATGGATAGACCAAGTTAAAAGTAAACTGTAGCTAGGATTTTAGCTAATCCAGATTCTTAAATGCTTTTACTGCACCGATAGCTGTTAATACAGCAGGTACACCATTTGCAACACTAATGAATTTTGTAAGGACATTGATAGCAGTAGTACCACCATCTATAAATCCTTTAAATACATCAGAGCTAACTGCGGTTGTGGACAATTCTTGAAATGATGCTTTCATTTGTCCTATATGATATTCGATAGACTTCTGATAATTTGATAATTCTTTTTCAGCAGAACCTTCTGAACCAAATTCTGCTGTGTTGTAGGCTTGTTTAATAAGGTCACTGTTGTTAAGGGCGGCTGCCAATGCGTTACCATTATTCTTGCCTCCCATTACATCAAGCAACTTGGCTTGGGTTTTATCAGAATATCCTGAAAAATTATCACCAATATCAGTGATGATTTTCATAATATCCTTATAACCTGTACCTTGCTTATTCATAATATCATAACCGATAAGGTCTAAAATTTTATCTCTAGTATCTTCACTACGAAGTCTCATGGAAACTGTTTTCCACATATTACCTGTACGACTCGCATCCTGGGTGACAGAAAAAGTTCCTGTAATCAAGGCGATTGCCGATGAAAGGTCTGTATGAGCCGCATTAAATGATGAAGCACTTCGTTTTAATGCTTCGCCTAGTTGACTGGTATTGATAGGTTGTGTATTACTTACCTCATTTATCCGATCTACAATACTACCAGCATCTTTCGCCTTTAATTTGAAGCCTTGAAGTGTACTGATTAAATTTTCTGACGCTGATTCTTGCGTCATGTTATCTCCAACTTTTTGATAGAGAGTGGTCATATCAGATAAATATTTACTGTCCTGTAAATTATACCTTTTTGTTACTTCTTCTAAATAAATAGAAGAGGGTAGGTCATTTCTGCCTACCTCTGCAATTTCATTATTAGATTATATTTGCAGAGCAGATCATACCTTCATCTCAATAAGAGATGTCCCCATACGTCTAGTCATTACTTCCTAGACTGTGATCGTTACGGGACTCATAAAACAATTTATTTTATTAATAATTTCTTTTTCAGAATCCGTGTATGGAATTCTCAATAAATCAATATTTTTCTCCATACAATATTTATTTTTGATTGCATCATTTTTTTGTGTGAGTTTAAATTTTTCTTCACCTCCCCAACTTTTTATTGGAGAGAAATGATGTTCACCATCAAACTCAATAATTTTATTTAGATTTGGAATATAAAAATCGAATGGTAGCATATCACTACATTTAGAATTTTTACAATCTGGAAATCGTTTTTCTTCTTCAAATTGAATATTTAGAGATGTAAGATAATCATGGATAAATTCTTCGTATTTACTTCTATGATTACAACCACATGAACGAGTATGTCCGCTAATAAGAGAAGATACATCAATGTCTGTTTCTCTACCACAATCACATTCACAATGCCAAATAATTCCTCCATTGGCAGCACGTTTAGTCGTAGGATATTTTGCTGTTAAATGTCCAAATTTTTGATTTGTAATATCAATTGGTTTTCCTGCTCTCATTGCACCTTTTATAAATTTGGTTGCACCACTTGTCAAAGCATCTGCACGAATTATATATTCCTTATTATCTACGCCAATACATCTGCAATATGTACGGGCTTTCTTAATAGATGGTTTAATTTTATATTGATACAGCATTTCTACTACTGTAAAATCGCCATATGTATTTCCTGTTAAATTTTTTGCTTTTGCCATTCATCCTCCTTCTTTAAAGAGAAAGAAATTATATAATAAATTGTTTTATGCATTACCCTCGGTATTGTCCTTCTCAGGAGTTTCACCGATTTGAGAGGATTTTCACTTATATTTCACAATATAAGGGAGCAATAAATATACCCAAACGGTTCCAATCCGCAGTACTACTAATAACATCGCTAATCGTAGCACCATACTTCTTAGCACTTTCCGCAGCTTCGTTCCAATAATCACTTAACTGACTTGTTGGAGCATCACTTACTTTAGTCAATTCGATTTTTGCCGCATCAACATCTTTCACCGCATCCATCATCTGCAATGGAAGTTCCACCATAACATTCTGTAATGCAGCATAAACTCCTGTAAACTGAGCAATTTGCCCTAAAGCTCGTTTTGTGTCTGAAATCCATGATTTTCCTTCTTTTCCACTACTTTTAATCTCAGACTTAAAACTAGCTATTTGTTTTTTTAATTCAGAAGACCTACCAGATGTTAATTTAGTATTTTCTAATTCTGATACAATAGATTCATAATCAGGACTAAAATCTTTATGAGCTTTTGTATTTTCATTCCAATAACTCTTAAAATCATTCAACATTTTATTCTGCGATAACCTATCCACAGGTTGCATCAATTTTTCATATTGTTTTGATGCACTCGTAGTTAATGTATTGAATTCTTTTAAGCTTGCGTTCATACTATCGAGATTAGCATTAGAACCTTTTGTAGATTCTGCATTAAAATTCGCAAGAGCTTGTTCAGCTTTATTAATTTTAGAAGCTAATTGATCGTAAGCATATTCACCCAGATTAGATTTTCCAGCAGATGATATATTTGTTTTTAAATTCCCGAAATTAGAATTTGTATTGTTGAATTTATTTTGGAGAGAATTATATTTTTTATAGAAACTGGATGTATCCTTTTCTTGTTGTTGTACATATTTAGAAGCATCCTTAAAGGCATTTTCGGGTGTTATTTTATTAAAACTTTTCTGAATCTCATTTGATGTTTTCTGAATATTATCTCGAATTTTTTGTTGATTTTTGGAAAAGTCAACTGCACTAATTCCTTTTTGAATTCCAGTACCAATTTGTTGTCCTACTTTTACACCAACATTAGCACCAGAATTACTTCCAACCCCTTTTAAAAGATTGTCTATTCCCTTGGCATCAAATTGAACCTGAACCTTTTTATTACTTAACTCATTTATTTTTCGTTCATATTCATCTAATTTTTCAAATCCTTTCAAACTCGCTTGAATATCAACACTATAATCAGCCATATTTTTAAATCACCACCTTTTTAATAACAAAAAAGAGAGGTGCATAAAAATACAGCCTCTCAAATAGTTGAGTTATTTTTTAAAATATTAAAATTTTTATAAAATATATATTTACATTTTTAATTATACATGTTATACTAAACAAGTCAAAGAAACTTTCACTCTTTGACATTAAGTATTCTTTATCCTTTGAGAACAGTTGTACGTTGACTGTTCTCTTTTTATTTTCCAAATTGTGATGCAAAATTAGCTTTTGCAGTTTCAATAATCAATCTAAAAGCTTCTTCATCATATGATGGATTACCAACAACTCCATAAGTACCTGTCATAGTAGCACCTAAAACTTCTGCGCCGCTAAAAGTACCATCAGGATAACTAATCTGATCACCCTCATAACCTGCCTTTAAATACGCTGTATCACCACTTATTCTAGGTGGATCAACTTTTTTTGAACCTTTCAATGTACCAGTTCTTGGTCTTTTCGGATTTCCTTGTCCATAAAAAGTAGCAAAAGAGTAGTCAATAATGCTACCTGCATCAGAATAAGTTTCTCTCATTGCACTAGCTAATTTTCTTTGACAATCCTTATGTATATCTGACAATTTCATTTATTTTACCCTTTATAAACAAATGTTCCTAATTTACAGAATAATCCAAGTGCTGTATAATATAACAAGGAATACATGAGAGAGTATTGCGTGTGTACTCTCTACACGTCATGTATTCTACTGTATGTAACATGTCAATTTCGCAAAATCCTTTTTACAAAGGAGAAAGAGAGCGATAGTTCTTGGAAAAACTTCTAATATCTTGTGGGTTCTCCACGCTTTATTTCCCAGACACAAATTATTGCGGAAGGGAGGTGAAGAATGGCAGAATTACTATGCAACTTAGTTATGGAAATTTTGAAGAATATTCCTTGGCTGTTTGTATTCCTAATTGTACATACGGTTTATGAACACCAACCAAAAAGCTTCGAAGTACAATTCAAAGACTTTATATTAAAGTCCAAACATTAATAATTTTATTTTTAATTCTTCATTATTTAATATCATCATTTAGAGTAGTTCCTGTACTCCCGTTGTTCCACCAGACGGGAGTATCTTTCTTTGAACCTCACATTGCTAAAGTGACGAGTGTTCTCGCCTACTTTATAAATTAGAAACATTTTGTTATCAAATTATTTAATTACTTTAAAGTTATCTTTCTTATTTTCTAATTTTTTGATTTTTTCTTTTAACTCACGAATTTCTGAATTTTTAGCGTCAACGATTTCCTTAGTTGCTTCGTCCATATTAAAAGAAGAAGCATCTTTAATTACATTAATAATATTTTCTGTTGTAAGTTCAAATCCAGACTCAGAAATCTTATTGAAAATTTTCTGTGCCTTTTCTAAGTTCTCAGGTGTAAAAATTTCAAAATTCATTCGTGAAAAATTCTCAAAAGAATCAATAATAGTATCAGCCGCCATAACAATTTTATCTAAGTCAGGGTTAGCATGAAGATATTTTTGTTTCTCAAATTCTACTTTGTCTGCAACATATTTTCTGATAGTTTCCATCATATCATATAATTCTCTAATAGAATTCTGAATTCTTTCATCTTCTTCACTTTCTGGTTCTTTATCAACAGGTTTTAAAATGAACATATTAACTAATTTTCTAAGGTCTTCATCATTGTAATAAGCACTAAAAACACTTTCACCTTTTTCAAACTCAATACCATCAATAAAATTTCTAATAACAGCAGAAATTTCTCCTTCATCTTTATAATAAGGTGTATAATCCCCATCCATAAAATAGAAAGAAACTATGGTTTCGATAGCATTAATTCTGTCCTGAAGAGTGATAGATTCTTTAATTCTCATATTGTCTTTAATCATAAAATAAAACTCCTTTTTATTATTTCTATAGATGTGTATTCTCTACAAAGTTTTTCACATCGTAACTATAATTAACTTTTTTCAATTTTGACTCTATGTATATTGCATTATGTTCTTCTAAGTCCTTGACATTAAAAGATTTTTTTTGAATTTCATTCATCATATTATTAAAATCGCATATCTCTATAAAATATGTATCATTATTTTCATTTCTAAAATTTACAATAAAACCTGCAACCAAATTATGTTTACTAGATTCAGTCAATTCTTTAATTTGATTATCTCTGATACAAGAGAGTGAGAGAGAAGTGGACTTTGTACTTTTTAATTCTAGGCAATAAAATGTCCTTGAATTATCATCCCACATGATGTAGTCACACATGTTGTGTGAAGTAAAACGAGTATTAGAACTATTTCCAAAACTAGCCGCATTATCCCTTAAACGATATATCCATATATTCTCTAATTTATTAGCGGATTCTTTCCAACAATCTTCAAATTTTTTCCCTGCATTTTTAGATATAAAATCGCCCACCTTTCTATAAAATATTTGTATCAAATCACAACCCATCTCATACAAATATTTTATTTTAACGACCCTCTATCAAATAAAGCAGAAGAGAGTCGTTATTTCTAAATTTTGTCAATGTGTTCCCATGTGTACATTTCCTTCTGAACCAATGAATGTACAAAGCTGTTTTTGCCTCCATAATCTTCATAGGTTTTAATCAAACCTTCAAGAGTTTCCATTTCAATATCATTTATTTTCTTAACTTCATGATAATAACGATACGATTGCCCAATTTTGTCTTTTAATTCTGCCTGAACACGTCTGTTTTCCTTTTCTTCATTTTCCTTAAATCGTTTGTCTGTATTATCTTGCATTTCTGTAAGTTTTTTTTCAAGAGAATTGATTAATTTTGAAATATTTTCTTGAGAAGTAATTAATTCTTTTTGTATGGAAAAAGATTGTTCTCTATCGTGAATACGATTGTTTAAAAAAGAATCCATGTCTTCTTTGTGTTTTTCTGATAATCTTTTTAATTCATTTGCTGTTTCAATAAGTAATTCGTGTTCATGTTTTTTTAAACGCATACTTTTTGTTTCAATTCCTAAAAGATCGAATAAAAACCATTGAAATAATTTAATACAAGTTTGAAGTCCTAATAAAACAAGAAAAATAGTAATACCAAATGCTTTCCAGTCAATCTGAAATAATTGTTGTATTGAATCCATCCATGTAAAAATCCTTCCTTTATAAAGTATTTTTCTTTGGACGATTAGTCATCCAGTCTGTATATGGCTTTTTTGTTTCTGCCTTTATAAAATAATAAGCCATTCGACCTGTTCTTTTCTCAGAAGGAGATATCCATACTGGCTGAATATTATATCTGGAAATATAAAAAATAACTTGTTTTATTTCTGTAATAGCGATAATTCCATCTTCTCCAAAAGCTTCTTTAACTTCATCCAAAGAATCAAAAATTTGTTTTTTGATAATGTTCACCTCAAATCATAATTTCGTAAAAAATAGGGAAGACATTAAAATTAAAAATGTAGTTTAATGTCTTCCCTATTATTGTTAACGATTAAACTACATTTATATATTTTTTAAAGAGGTGTAACTATTCCTCGTCTTCAATTTCAATCATATCAACAAACTGCTTATCTTCTGACTGGAGCAGATCGAAAGTTAATGTGACGCTCATAGCATCCCCTTCACTAGACTGAGATAACTCAAAGTTTCTCTGTGGCTGTGCTTTATGAGCAATAATTTTAAATGGAGTGAGAACTTCATTTTCATCTTTATCAACAGTATTCATACAAATATAATATGCTTTTGGAAGTTTAGTATTATTAAATGATAATTTATTAACCCCAGAAGTTTTTGTAACAATATATCCAACTTCGTAAGATGTACCTTCAGCAATATCACCTGTGGTTGTAGCAGTAAATGCATTATCTGTATAACTACCTTTGATTTCAGTTCCTCCAAAATCATTTTCTGCATAAACAAACACTTTGGTAATTGTTCCATTCTTTTCCTGAATATCCAATTTTCCACCTGTTGTACATGAAATTGTTTTCTTTACAGGATAAGAAGCAGTAGATTCAATAACTCCATCTGTCATTAATGCATAAAGCTTAAACGGAAGTACCTGTGCTTCAATTGTCATTGTACCTTCAATTGGATTTGCGAAACCAATACTTTTTGTACCTTTAGCATTTGCAAAAGTTGTTTCAGCTGAAATATTTTCAGTTGTGGTATTTGCTTTATCAAAAAATAAAAAAGGTTTCATTGTTTTAAGATCTCTAATATCTACGTCACAAACCTCTCTATTCGCTTTGTTAATATTTGGCATATTATTTCCTCCTCATTTCAAAATTTTAATTTTTAGTTGCAAAACAAAAAGACCTATACAAAACAGGTCTTTAATCTTCATTGTTTAATTTCAGCCATCCCAAAACATCAAATTTATTGTCACTATCTCCCCATATCGAAACACTTCGTTTCATAAGTTCATAGTAATCTTCAATTTGTTGTTTCTGGAATTGGTCATATACTTGAAAAACTGTCAAATTACCTATGTCGATAAGATTCAAATTTTTACTATGTATAGATAAAGAAGATATAATATTCGCTAATTCAAAGCGTTTATCTTCTTTAGTCTCTTTTTCTTCTTCTGGATGCATCTTTGCATATAATTCAGCAGCTTTCTTATTTTTAAATTTCATTTTATTTTCTTTGTTATTTTTTCTTTTAACATTAACTCGTGAGAGAATAAGGTCAGTAACAGCCGTATAATTTCCTGAAAATATAATCCCTGTTGGGACTTTTTCATCAGAATCATCAACTGTCCCGTCATATAAATAGAAGCAAGCATTTTCATGATTAAAAATAACATCTTCTACAAAGAAAAAATTAAAAGCTAAAGATAATATCTGAATAAAATATTCATCATTTTTTATAATATCAAGAATAGATAATTTAGATTTATCTTCTTCTGATAATTCAATATAATCGTTTTTTAATTGAGAAACCGTATCTTTTATCTCTTGATTATTAGGATAATTTTCAATATTTTTTTCTAACATAGAAAAGTAAGATGGAATATCCATAATAAGATAATCTATATATGTCAGATAAACAGAATAAGTAATTTTCTTAATTTCATTTATTGTAGGACTTTTAATACTGCCTATGTTTTGAATTTTAACTGGTTCTTCGGAAAGGAGAGTAAAATAATCTAATTGCATAAATTATTTGACCTCTTTAAGCTTAAAATCATATGCATAGAATATAACTTTTCTACCATAATATTTATTGGCAGGTGAAAATACATCTGTGTATTTAAATTCTAATTTTCCTATTCCAAATCTTTCAGAATCCCTTAAACATCGTTCCACCATATCTGCCATAATATCAGCTCTCGTACCTGAATATCCTTTTTTAGAATATTTCATACATTCTTTATGACAATATGTCCATATCGTTAACTGTAAACATTTAACAGTATGAGTAGGGACTGTAGGAACAGTAACTTCAAAACATATATAAGGTAATGTTTCAGTCTGTGTTTCATCTACATATAAATAAGGAAACATCTGACTATACAATAGTTCATCCACTTGTTCTTCTGTATAATTCTTTCCTAATAACACTTCACAAATTTCAGGAGAATCAAGTAATTGACCAGAAATCCTACCTTTATACAATCCTATATCTTTTAAAAATGATTCTGCCAATTAATAACCACCCCCTAGAATGAATCTGTGATTTCAACATCTTGTGTAGCAAGACATTTATCTGATTGATAGATACATAATATAAAAGTTTCTCCAATTAAATTTTCATCTTCAATTTTTATTTGAATTGTATTCTCATTTAAAACCGATGGAACTTTAAAATTTGATTTGATTTTCCATTCGAAATCAGTTGTAATAGGTTCATTGTTTTTTGTAAAACTAACTGACCATGTTTTCTTTCTGTTACATCTGATTGTATTACCACCAGAGATTGTGGCAATGATATTTGAATCATCTGGTTCTGAAGAAGTATTATCTTTGTCTGGATTTTCTGTTGGAGTGGATGGAATGGTAGGGGTAGTAGGAGAGATATAGTCACATAATTGCAAATCTGGTCTATCTTTTTCAAGATTAAGCTCTGTTTTGTCAGCAATAAAACTTAATATTCCACCATGTTCTTCACCATATAAATAAAGCACATCATCGCTTCGAGTAATTTTATATACCTTTTCGGGTAAAACACCCTTTTTTGGTCTTTCGATAAATATTCGTTTTCCGTCTAATGTTTGTCCATCATCATCTTCTGGTATCCAAATAGTAAAGTTATTAGATGACAATACAATATTATACCCATTTTCACCTACATCGTATTTAGATGCACTGGTAAAATTCGCCCATCGTTTAATAATTTTTCCTGTTTCATCTTGCCACATAATTTGATATTGACAAAGAATGAGAGTTGCTTTTTCACAAATGCCATTATTACCAGGATATCCACTTACTAACCAATATCTATTTTCATAACCAACATACATACCTGCTTTTAATGTTCCAATTTGAGCAAACGCAGCACGTTCTAACGATTTTAATTGTGTATTAGCTAAATTACCCGATATAATCATTCTGACTTCACAAACTTTAGTTAAATCTGAATAATATAATGTAACAGTTTTTGCAATATCAGTTTGTAAAGCTTCTATAAATGCATCTTCTTTATAATCTAAAAAAGAATCATTTTCAAAACCACCAGTGATATTAGGACGAGTGGATGGGGTCATTAAATACCATTCTTGCATTTAGACACCTCCTAACTATAAGCAGAAGGAGTTTGCTTATAAATCATATTATTCAATTCTTCACATACTTTATCTAATTCACTTTTTGCGGCAGTTTTACTTCCATTAGATCCATCAATTGAAAGGTCTTTGGAAACAATACTAATTCGTTTATTAACTTTTGATAATTCTCTTTCCTGATAAGATTTTTTCATCATTAATCCAAGAGTATCAACCGTATAACGATTAAGTTCTGAATCAAATTCTTCTAATTCGTCTATGTAATTAACAGGGTCTATTTCGAATGAATATTTTCCAACTGCTTTCAAAAACCATTCTTTTTCAAGAGATTCTGGAATAATAACTTTATCTTGAAATGTACTGTGAAAACTATTAATAACTTCTGTATAAGTCGTATTCATTCAATCACCATCTTTATACTCTAAGTCCAGTATAATCCTCAACTGCCCGAACTTTTTCATAATCATTAAATAATTTTTCTTTGCGAATAATATTAATAATGCTATATCGTTCAGCTCTTGTAATAACTAAATCTCTTAAACCTTCTTTAAAATCTTTTTTTGATTTCTTAAAAAGGTCTTTTACTAATTCATTGGTGATAAATTTCTGAACAGTATTTTCTGTCTCGAAATCTGCTTCAATTCTTGTTGCTTTATCATCAATATATAAAGTTGCATGAGAACCATCACCATTACTCCCTCTAAAAAGAGTATTACCGTTCTGCACTTGTGCGATAATTTCACTTGCGGCTAAACGAACACTGCCGTTAGCTGGAATTTGTACATCCCCAATTGATTCAATACGTTTAAATCCAGTATCCCAATCTGCAATACTTCTTACAGTGACTTTTTTTTCAGGTGAAAATGGTTCAATGGTGCTTTTTTTAATAACATTTTCATTTGAATTTTCAATTTTTACATCTGCTTCAACAGTAGTCTTTTCTGATGTTGCAGCAGCTTTTGTTCTTCCTGCCATGAATATATTTCCTTTCAACTATATTTATTTTTCAACTAAATTGAATGTTTTACTTTATTATACAAAAAAATTATTTTATCTAATTTTTCTGATTTTGGAAAAATATAATATTTCGTTTTTGTTGTATTATGAACACCTATAAAAATATAATTAATTCCAAAAGCCTTTATAAAGTGAAATAATTTCTTTGAATAGCAATAAAAATAATTGCTCATATGTACCTCAGTAAACTAAGGTAGGAATAATATTATTCCTACCTATTGTTTTTAAAATTATAAATTTTCAAGTTCTGGAGAAAGTTTCTTATCAGCGATAATACCGATTTCATACTCTCTATTAGGAGCAACTAATGCACCAACTTCAAGATCATATCTTGTGATTGACTGACCTGTTGTCACATCATTTCCAGAGAAGGATGTAAGTCCACCTCTAGTTACAGTATAAATAGGAGATTTACCACCTGTAGGCATAACAAATGCTAATCCAGCAGGAAGCATAGTTTCAAAATTTGTTCCATCTTTTGTAAGAGTTGTGAAGTCATATGGATTTGGAATTTCAGACAAGATTGTACCATTGTACATTCCCATTAATCCTGTATCATGAATTTCTTTCATAACTGCTTCAGAAATACCATTGACATTAGGTGTCACCCCCTGATATCCTGCAAAACTATTAAACTGAGAAATTAATGCATAGTCACCAGAAATAGTAGGTTTTCCAAAACGTCTAATTGGAGTAATAACACCATCTGCACCAGTCTTTGTTACGCCATCACCTTCCCAGAAATATTTAACACCTCCTGCATGTTTAAGAGCAGAATATACAGTATTTACAACATATACCGCAGCTTTATTTCTGATTTGAACTCTTACCTGATCCTGAAGTTCATTTTCATCAGACATATCACCTAATGCAGCTTTTCTATAATCAACAGCATAACCACCAGAGATAGTAGTGGTAGCAATAGGAACACGTTTCTTTCTAATTACTGGAAATTTAACATCCTGTCCTAATGCCTGTTCATTTGCTGGAAGATTTGCAAATTCAGTAATCTCAATTTCACAAGATTCGTTATATCCAATTGGTTTATAGTTACCATAAATACCAAGTAACTTAATTTCCTGTAAAAGTACAGGTTCCATTGCAAATCTACGAAGTTCATTTAATTCTGAAATTGCAGTAAAATCTCCTGTACTGGCTTTCTGATTTAATTCCTTAATATATTTTGCGGCTACATCAGCTTTCTTTCCGTATGGAGCTAAATCTTTTCCATCTCTCATTGCTGAGAAAATCTCAACGACAGGAGATTTCTTGCCAATCTTTCCACTAACAAAGTTAGCATCTTTTCTTTCATTATTTAATTCAAATGTATAACCCATTTAATATTCCTCCTTTTTAATTATTTCGCAACAACTTTTACTTCTACGCCAAGATGATTACCGATAACTTTTGTTACTTCTAAATATGGAGCAGCAGAAGCACCAGTAACTAAATTTCCTGTTGCATCAGATTCAAGCTTATTACCTACAGCAACAGTAGTTGGAAGTTCATCGCCATAAACTTCAATAATCTCTCCATCAAGTTTTTCAAGATTAATAACTCTTACCTGCTCGTCTTTTCTAATTGGATATGTAGGCATATATTCATCATCACCACGCTCAATCTGCATGATAGCTTTCGCTTTCTTTTCTCCTACTGTGAATTTTCCAGAGCTTACATCGCCAAATGCACCATTAAATGTATCTGCACTTGCTACTGCATTTTCATATGGATAAACTCCATGTTCAATCTGTCCAATAGTATGTAATTTAATTGCCATTGTTTTCCTCCTTAAATAAAATAAAAAGCCTAAGTAATTAACTTAGACTTTGTGTTAAAATTGTTTTTAAGTTAAATTAAAAAATATTGATATCTTCTTTTTCTTCAGTGTGAGTATTTGAACACATTTCAGAGAAAATATCTTCAACCTTTGGTTCTTTCATAGAATTCTGTTCTGCAATTCTAGTTTCTTCCTCAGCCTTTTTCTGCTGTGCAACAATATTCATACAAATTTTAGATTTAATAGAATTAATTTCAGAAGTAACATTCTTTAAATCTTCTTTCTTTGTAGCTGCATTGATTTCAGAAGTAAGTTTTTCAATATCTTCTTTTGCAACAGATTTTTCTTCATCGTTAAATTCTGAAAGAGAACTATTTAACTCACCAATTTTTTCAGCCACTTTAGCTTTAGCAAGCTCATTTTCTAAGATTTCTCTTTCTGCCCAGTAAGTCTGCTGGTCTTCTTTTAATTTATTGAGTGCAGCCTGAATTTTTTCAACAGAAGCATTTAATTCAACGATTTTTTCATCCTTTTCTTTAATTTCAAAATCTTTTGCTGTAATAGCTTCATTTAACTCTGATATCTTAGTTTCATAAGTCTCAGACTTATTATTCATTTCTGTAATAACATCTTGAATAGTTTTTTTAATTTCATCCATATTAAATTCCATTTTTTTATTTTCCTCCTTGTTTTTCTTTTTCTGAGAAATTTCTACAATAATTGCATTTTCATCCGAAGGAGTAATACCAAGAATACAATCAGCAGAATACCCATAAATCATAGGCGTTCTAAAATCATCAGTTATATCTTCTCCTTCTTCATAAATAATTGTATTTGCATTGTCTTTCAAACCCATAATTTCAATAGAAGTTTCTACTTTATCTAAGACATAATTAGCTCTAATCCATTTCACAAAATCAGGATAACGCTGATTAAAAAATGAACAATCACCAATTAATGCTTTAATATCATTTCCATTTTTATCTTTAACGGTATCTATGTAAGCATTTTCACAAACTCCTACGACTTCTGAATTTTTAAATAATGGTTCAATTGAACCGTCAGGATTGAGTTCTCCTCCCGTCATACCATGTCCAATAGGAGTAGTTTTATCATCAGAAGAAAACTCCGCACATATAGGCATACCTACAGCACTAGCCATATTATTTCTTACATATTCTTCCTTCCAATGAAGCCCATTACTATTTGTTTCTTCAGAATCTTCATGAATTTTATGGAATATAATCTTTGCTGGAACTCTTCCGTTCCCATTGACTTTCTCAGAAATTTCGAGGACATTATTAAACATAGACATATCCTCCTTTACGTTGCTGATGGTTTTGGCATTTGATTACTTTGATTTGATTTAGACTGAATAGTATTTTCATTTGTAGGATTGTTGATAGATTCTCGTCCACCTTCATCTTTACCAGAAAGAGTATACGATGTCATATGTGGAAGATACTTCTGATAAATACCATCTTCAATTTCTTGGTCTAAAACATTAAAATACACATCTGGATCAATTCCTGCACTTGCTACAAGAAAACTTAAAGAACCAGATGCTTCACTGTAAAGAATCTTCATCTGCTCAAAAAAAGAATCCTTATTAACAAAAGAAGTAGGAAAGTAGTAAACTTCAACTTTATTTTTATTATCTTTAATAATATTTTTATTTATGACATAATTTAATTCATTTTGCCATTCATATATCCATGTATATAATTGAGCTGTTACTATTTGAAGGTTATTTTGACCCGCAGCAAAATTTCCCGTACTCATTGCACCAATCAATGAAGCACAAATACCTAAATCCAAAGAAATGTTATTATTTAAATCAGATTCATTTTTTGAATCAAATAAATTTGTGTCAACCTTAATAGAATCTAATTTTGTTCCTGCGGCTACAGAAAAGAAACTTAATCCTCCACGACTATTTTTATTCATAACCGCTTGTTTGACAGTATTGTGTTGGTCTTCTTGCTGTTTTTTGCTTAATGCACAGCAGCCTTTTTCTTTTCCTTCCGGAAATGTCTCGTAAACAATGCGAGAGTTAACTTCATCTAAAAGATTTCTTTTTGTATCTGTATAATAATCCTTATATAAAACATCTTCCAAAGTAGCTATAATTAAACTACGTCCCCAAGGTTCAGAGTCAGTACATTTGATTTTTTTACACATAGTTCTATCATTATTAAGAAGCATCCAATCCCCATTAACTAACCCTTTTCTTTTTTTATAATATCCTTCTGAAATTTCGGTAGGGTATTTTCTAAGCTTTCGTTCTAAGGATTCTCCTGTAAAATCATCAAAATATCGTAAATTAAAAGCAAGCTGATAACGTCCATTTTTCTTACCTACAATTTTTGTGTATTCCCAAGGAAGTGTAACAATTCGTGCATTGATTCCAATTTCATTTATCTCTACAATGTTTTCAACCTCACAATCTGTCATAAATTGATTTTGGTCATAAGAACCCATTCTTACATCAAAGTAATAGAAAGCAGTACCTCTTCGCATCTCAGTATGTAACGCATCACGAATAAAAGATTTATCATCAATTGTTTTAAGGGTAGATTTCATCAAATCTTTTACTTTTTTAATTTTATTTTTTCCACTTTTCTTTTGAATTGTAATTACACTATCTAAACATGGTAGAGCAGTCATATAATCAATAGAATTAGATACAATACCATTTTTTGTATAGATAAAATCTGATAATCGAATTGCTTCTTCATGAAACAAAATAGGATTTCTTAAAATATTATCAATTTCTGATTTTTGAAAATAATTATAGACTCCACAAGAAAAAAGAAAATTACTTGCATCAAAATGATTTATAGAGACACAACTATTGTATTCATAATTTTTATCAAAATTAGAAAGTGGGAGAGAAGATGATGTTGAATTTGTTTCAGATGTTTTTTCTTTAAAATTTTCTTCTTCTGACATAAAACACCTCCTTTCTATTTAATTAATAAGAGTACAGTAATCATAATCACTTGAATTACCCATCATATCAAGTTCAAGTTGATCAAAGAAATGAGATCCGTATGAAACAGAAGTATATCTGTCTTTTCGGTTTTTCCCTTGTTCATAAATTTTAATAATTCCTGTTTGTGGCATTTTTTCATATTGTAATTCTGCACATTCGCTTACCATTTCTTGAGTTTCTAAAAACGGACGTTCATACTCAACTTGTGTATCAACATCTATTTCAGAATTATAATCTTTATTATTAGACAAAATATCCTCTTTTGCAGTATTATAATTAACCAAAAAATCTATTTTATTTTCAATTAAATTCTTACGAAAAGAAACAGCTATTTCACTATTTAAAGTTTGCGTTGCATTAATAGCATATATACATGATGGAGCATTTGGGTCAGGACAAACTTTTGCATATTCATCGACATTCATACAGCGCAATGGAGAATATTCCTTTGATCTTTCTTCATCATATAAAACTTTTTGAAGAGCGTATATTATTTGAAGACCACCATTTCTGGCATCAATAACAATATAATCTGCATCAAAATCTTCATATAACTGCCTAATTCTAATTGCTTGTAAGGTAGTATCTCCTATTTGATTTGACTCAATATAAGGGACTTGTCTTCGATATCCTTGTTTTACTTCCACAGAACTGTCGTTTTCAGACGTATAAACAATAGATTCAGGAATTCCTCTTATACAACTATAAACAGAGTTATCATTTTGACTACCTGCTACAAAAGCTATATCATTTGATATTAAACGAATTTCATTATCCATTTTAGGAATAGCATATTTATTTTTTTTATTCATTTTATAATCAAATATATTTCGAGGATAAAAGACATGCTTTAGAATCTGTCTATTAATTAACATAGAATATGTAAAGTAAGAAGATAGAGAATCCTTTACTCTAAGATTTAAAAATTCAATTTTCCAAGTAATGGGGTCTTGTTTCTTTTTTTCATTAATTAATTGCTTCAGGGTTTTTAAATGGTGTTTTAATGTAATGCTTTCGTCAAATGTAAGAAAAACGGAACCATCATGCTTTTGCATACCTTCATATGCTTGGTCTACAATATCCCACATCCAATGTCCATCATCAATCCAACTAGAACTGATATAAACGTCTATCGGGTCTTCTTGTAAAACAGGATTTTCTCCATAGTATGAATTAAGCATATATGGCTGATTTCGTATTGTTTGGAATGGTGAAATAACAGAATCTTCAATTTTTTTATCTATCTGTCGAAACTCTTCTCTGCAAATTGCATTACTTCTTAAACCTCTTGCATTATCATTTGCCACAAATACGGTAATCTTAGACCCATTCTTAAACTTTACAAAAATATTATTTTCACTTGTACTCCAATCAGCTATTTCTGCTTTTAAAGGTTTACTCCATTCACATAGTTCATCGAGTATTTTATCTGACACAATTAATTTAGCTTGTTTTTTTGTAGAAGATCCTATACGAAACTTTGTACCAGGGTAAAGGATACATCTACAACAAGCATATAAAGCAATAATAAATGATTTTGCATCATTACGACTAGCAACAATACATATAAAATTAGAAACTCCCATGAGATATATTGCTAATTCTTGATAAATATATAAAGAAATTTTTAGATAATCTCTTACAAAACGATGCATATTCCTACGCCAGAAAGAACACCATGCAATCATGTGAATTACATTATTAGGATTACTTAAATAATGAGTAGAAGGGAATTTCTTATATAATTCTTTTTGGTTTTTATCCACAGGATATTGATTTAGATTACTCATCATCATCACCATTTTCTGGTACGAAATATTCTTTATCCCTGATATCACTACCCGTCATAATATTCTGCATTGGACGACAAACATGACGTTCAAAATATTCGCCTATTTTGTCCCAATCTTCGTAAAGAGTTTTATCTTTATAAAATTCTTCTGGAGTAAATTGAGATATTGTTGCAAGTGTAACACCTACAACTTCGTCATTACTAGAATCTTTTTCTTCTATAGTTTTTAAACCTGCTTGCTTGAATGTTTTACTATATTGTTCAACAAGATTACTATATTCTTTAGAATCACCTTTTGTTAAAGCCCTAACCATTAGCATATTGATATTGCATAATGATTTAATAAAAATTTCCTGATTATTATCAGCATTTGGATTATTTTTTTTCAACATACGGTAATGATCGTCAAGATTCTTATAATCGGCTTCTGTAAAACCAACACCCCATCTATCAACAGCAGAAGCAGAAATACTAACATCATCCTGCTTTGTCTGTTCTCTAGATAAAATAAGTTGTCCTTGTTTTTCTTCGTAATCATTTATCATAGAATCAAAATACGTTTTCATACTTCCAACATTCAAGTTCTTCTTTGCTGCATAATGAGAAATTCTACTTCTATCAGAAGATATTTCTCTCGCTGCTTTTAATGGTTCAATATTATATACCCAATCCACTTGCTGACAGAAATGTTTAATTGCGTGTTCTTCATTTCCACAATAGAAAGCAACTAATGTATTCATATATTTATCAGTACATTCTTTACACCAAGGTAAATACCCATCATTTGCCTGAAATAATGGACTTCCAGATTTTTGAAAGTTCTGTTTTAAACTATTAAATCCTTTCCCACAGCATGAACATTTATATTTATGTTTTTTTGGATCGAATTGCACATTAGCTCTTGGAATACTAAATATAATTGTTGGGTCAAGTTTTATTGGTGAGTTCATTGACTCACGAATCGCTTCTTCTCTTGATTGTATAGGTTTTCTATTAGCCAAGAACACCACCTCCTTTATTTTCGATATAAAATTAAGCACTAATATCTAAAGAATTAGTGCTTTGTAAATAATAATCTTTTAATTTCATCCATGATAGTTCTTCCTTTGTAACAGGATGTTTCATAGAAAATTTATATTTATGTGGTTCATATAGATTTGCTGTTATATAACTCCACACCATTTTTGTGCATCAAGAGTCGTTGCGAACTACTCACGACCTACGCTTTATTTAGATGTCGGAACTTCTTAATTAATATTCTCTATCTCAATTCATTCCACTATCTATAAAAGTATGGGAATTCTTGAGATGAATTAAGTTAAACAACAAAAAAGAAGAGTAGAAAATCCACTCTTCTTGATAATTCAATATTCGTTTTTAATTGTTAGATATAATCTTTATTTATATATTACAAATCATGCATAGCACTTCTAAAATACTGGAATCGACCCTGTACTTTAGCGGCACTTGTCGTACCAGAATTACAATATTGTAAGAATTCTTCATTATTTTCATAACCAGCTAAGAAATCATCCAACCAATTAAAATATTTCTCAAATGATTTGTTATCTTTGATCATACGATACATACCATAAATACATAAAGGCATAAGTAATTTAGGCATTTTCGTATCTTTTTCAAAATGATTGCCAAGTCTATTTAATCCTTCTGATATTTTATCCATTTTTTCATATTGGTTATCAGGTTCTTCTTTGAGTTTCTCACTGTAATAAACAGCGAATTTTCTCTTTTCTCCAGCTGTAAAGCTCTTGAGTTCTCTATCTTTATTTGAATCAATCATCATAAGAGATTCAATAATAATATCTACGTCAACAGAATCATTAAGCTGTTTTTCCGTAAGAACATTATTAAAAAACAGATTTTCTACCATAGAAGAAATTATATCAATAAGTTCAACTGACATAAAAGTAGTTAATTTCTGTGTACTGTTAAGTGGTTTTCCATTATTAATACGAGAAAATAACTCTATAATATCTTTATCCGTAGCATCTCGAAGTTCACATAGAACTATTTCTGCACTAGATATTTCTTCCTTTACAGCAGGGTCAAGTTCAGAAAATTTCTTTCCTGATAACTTTCTAGGAACACCATCTATTTCTATATCATCTAATGTAGAAAGAGTAAATTCATCATTTACATAACTTTTAATCGTGCTTAATCTTTGCAAACCATCAATCACTCGTTTTGGTTCTCCTTCTTCAACAACGAGATAAATAGGATTAGTTGGATAGTGTTTTAATAAAGAATCTATTAATAAAGATTTCTGTTTCTTTGTCCAGACACCTTCTCGTCTCTGTAACTTATGTTTAAATGATATTTTTTTCTTTTTTATATCATTCATTGCAGAATGTACTACACAAGGTCTTGTTGTTGTTTCCATTTCTCAAATCCTCCTTACAAAAAATACTAATTTTAATATTTTTACAATATCATATTTTAATATTTTTGTAAACAGCGAAGAATGAGAGAATATGACGAGTGGCGTTGAAATGGTATTAGAAAGAAAATCTATCTTTATTTTCTTTTACTTTTTTCTTATTAGTAGTTAGGTAATGTTTAACTGTAGTTTCTGTTGATGCATGATGTAATAATTCAGCAATATCTTGTAATTCCATGCCAAGTTCTTTCAATATATTACTACCTGAATGACGGAGATCGTGATTATGAAGAGTGGGGATACCAATCATGTTTCCAGCTTTTTTACACCACTCATTTAAAGTACCATTTTGGATACATTTTTCTTCATTAACATATGGTGTAATGAATACCCAACCATAATCATTTATATTATTATTTTCTCTATATTTTTTCAATTTTTTCAATAAATCTGCAACTTCAGAAGAAAAATAAAGGTCAACAATTTTTTGTTCCTTTTCTAATACATCGGTGCAAATTCGTTCATCCAAATCTACTTGTTCCCAACGCAAATGAGCCATTGCGTTAACTCTTGCCATAGTAGATAATCCAAATAAGATATATGTCTGTAATTGAATGTCTCCATATTCTTCAAGTTTTTGACGCAAATCATTTACCTGTTCTACAGATAAGAACGTCTGCTTTGTAATTGGCATACCTTGTTTTGGTCTTTCTAAAAATTCAGTAGGTGATTCCTTTATAAGTTTTTTCTTGCGAAGAAATTTATAAAAAGCGGATATTGAAGACATTATTCTTTTTTGTCTGCAAACATTATTTCCATTTTGTTTTCTCCAATAAAAATATTCTTCTACATCTTCATCTGTTGCACTCAAAACAGATAAATTGAATTGATTATCATACATATATATAAACCATTGTTTTAAGTCTGCATTATACTGTTCTATGGTATTTTTTGATAAATCTCTGATTGACATATCAATTTGATATTTTTGAAATAACTTCAATGTTTCAGGATTAATATGTTTCATCTTATCTTTATTGTATAATGTAATTCTTTTACTTCGTTCTGCCATTTTCTCACTTCCTTCCAATAAAAATCATTTAATAACACGCCAATTTGGACTTGAACCAAAATCTAAAGAGTTGGAGTCTTTAATGCTCGCCATTTACACCATTGACGTAGAGAAAGAGTAGGAACTTCACCTACTCCTACAAATCTCTCCATTAGTTAGTACAATAGGGATGTACCCTATACATGAGTTTCACTAACGAAGACAAGACAGAATAAAAATATTCTACAGAATGTATATTCTCCAACAACATTCAGACAATATACCAAACGCAACACACTGTACTCGAAACAGATGCCAGATGGCACACATTGATTAGCGGTCAAGCCCCAGACCTTCTGAGTTTATGTTGCATATAAAAAAAGGACTTACATAAAATCATGCAAGTCCCTAAATAAATAACTGTCTACATCCTCGATTACATTTTTCTCCGTAGACTTAATTCTTATCTCCACATATCAGGTTATGTGTTCCGAGAATAAAAATGTATTTATTTTAAATATCTAATTCCTGAACAAGTTTGCGAAATTTATTTAAATTATCTTCATTATTACTTGTGATACAATAAGAGGTATATTTCCCATCGTGGCTACCAGAAAAAGTTAACACTTTTAAGTCAGAGATCTCAATTTCATCATCCACTCCATCTGAATATTCACAATCCTTACAATCACAATTTCCATCACATTCACAAATAGCAGAAACATCACCATCTTCACATTTATACGAATCATCATGAATATCAAATTCAATAATCTCTTCTGCATCATGGATATAAGTTAGAATCTTAGAATTTGCATCAGAATCAATATATAAAATTTTATCATAAAAATTCAAATATCCTTTTTCTCTCTTTGCTCTTTCGCACCAAATGCATCCTATATCATCAATAGTGATAACGAATTCATCTTTATATCCAGTTAGTTCATAACTTTCTAATTCAATATTATTTAATGTAAATCCATGAAAAATTAATTCTTCAATAATTTCTTTCGCTTTATCATGGAATGTTAAAATAGAAACTTCATAAAATTCATTTTTTTGTGAAGAATCATGATATTTCTGGGCAATATCTAAACATAAATCTTCAATATCAGAATAAAAATTAGTTTTCAAATGGTCATCTCCTTATCTAACAGCATCTTGTGAACTACCCACGAGCTAAAGCTCGTTGAGCTTCCTAATCAATATCTCTAATGAGACAAGTTTACCTAGGCTATCTCCGTAATTCCTACGGTTCTCATTCTCAAACCTTCATTAAAAATATTTATTGCAGCATTAATATCTCTTTCATGATGAGTTCCACATACAGGACAAGTCCATTCTCGTACTGATAATGGCTTATTTCCATCTTTATGCCCACAATTAGAACATATCTGACTGGATGGAAACCATGTGTCAATCTTAATAATTTCTCGACCATACCAATTTGCTTTATATTCTAATTGTCTTACAAACTCACTCCAAGATACATCTGCTATTGATTTTGCTAATTTATGATTACTCATCATGTTCTTTACTTTTAAATCTTCAAGACATATTGTTTGGTTTTCACTAATAAGTCTCTTAGACAATTTATGTAAAAAATCTTTTCTTTGATTAGCAATCTTTTCATGTTGTCTTGCAACTTTTATTCTACATTTTTCTCTGTTCTTACTTCCTTTTTGACAACGAGACAAATCTTTCTGTAATTTTCTTAGTTTCTTTTCAGACTTTCTAAGATATTTCGGATTCTCAATCATTTTACCATCAGAAGTAATAGCAAATTCTTTGATTCCAAGATCAATTCCAATCTCATTATCATTAACAGGTAATTTCTCTTTATCTTCTTGATTTACTAACACAGAAACAAAATATTTACCAGAAGGATTCTGCGACACAGTAACAGATTTAATTAAACCATCAAAATTTCTATGTTTCTTTACTCTAATCAATCCAATCTTCGGTAGTTTAATATGTCTATCAGATACATAAATGTTTCCACCTTGATTATTAGTAGTGTAAGAATATTTATGATTTTTCTTGCTCTTAAATTTAGGAAATCCTACTTCTGGTCTTTTGAAGAAATTATTATAAGCAGTTTGTAAATTCATCTGTGCATTTGCTAATGCAAGAGAATCAACTTCTTTCAACCAAGGAAATTCTTTCTTGTATTGAGCAGGTGTATTATTTAATTTCTGTTTTGTTTCATTGTAATAATCAATCTTGTCTGAAAGCATACGATTATAGATGAAACGTACACAACCAAAACATTTTGCAAAATATTCCTGTTGTTCTTTATTTGGATATAATCTGTATTTATATGCAATTAACATCTATAATCACTTCCTTTCATTTATATATTCTCCATCATTCATTCCATCAGCTAAAGCTAATGGGATTTCTGACTAATTCTTTTAATGTTTTACTGATTTTAAATTTAGGTTTTCTATGAGCAGGAATATTGACTGGCTGACCAGTTTTTGGATTCTTACCAATACGTTCCTCAACATCTGCCGTTTCAAAAGCACCTAATCCAACAATAGGGATTCTTTCACCTTTGATTAATCCTTCTGTGATTGTCTCTGTAAAAGCTTTTAACACTTCTTCTACAGTTGCTTTACTAATCCCATCTGTTTTTTCTGCTGTCGCAGCAATATATTCTTTTTTATTCATAATTTTTAATTCCTTTCAAACAATAAAATAAGAGAGTGGTTAGACACTAACTACTCTCAAATTTGATTTTTATTTCTTGATGACTGGAAACTACCCTTATTTTTAATTTAACGAAATAATCTTCGTTTTATTTTCAATCAAATTACCATATTTGTCTTGACAAATAACTGCAAATCCTTCTTTTTGAGGTTTTGTTAATTTACCATCCATATAATTCATTTTATCAACATTTGCAAAAGCACCTTGTTCAAGAAGCCTTACATAACCACGCTTTGAGTCACCAATCATATGAGTATGAGCCATCGTAACACAGTCAAATCCATCTCTATCAGTGTCTTGTAAATAATCCTTTGCTTTCTCAGCAGTAGCAAGAATTGCTTGTCTATATGCCAATGGATGAACAAACCAAGTTTTACCAATTTTACATTTCCAATCATCGACATATTGAATATCAATATCTTCAAAAATATTTACAAGTGGTTCATACCAAACTTTTGATTTACTACGTTTATCATAATGCTTAAATCCATCTACAAAAATTAACTCCAAAGATGTATCTGGCATAAGTTCCAAAATATCTGTATCTAAATTCTTTGCAAAATAATTAGCAAATCGCCTGTCATGATTACCATAATTACATACAACTTTCTTAGGATGAATGTATTCGATCAAATCAATAAGATATTATCTACCTTGAATCATTTCTTCTATTGGAGAAATTCTATATTGTTTTGAAAAGCGTGAGAGTGCCTGACAATCTACAACATCTCCATTAATTTGTAAAATATCAACTCCGCGATAATCTTTTAACAATTCATATGGTAACTGAAATGGAACATGTAAGTCAGAAATAGAAAGGATAGTAGTAGCTACACCCTCAAATCCGTTAATATAATTATCATATTCCAGATATCCAACAGCTTGTTTTCTAAGTTGGTCTGGTGTGATAGATAATCCAAGCATATCTCGGATTTCAACCCAATCCATATCTGTTTCTCTACGTTTCTTTGCAAGACAACATCTTAGTTTCCACTCAAAATCCGTTTCATTATCTAATTTATATAAATCAGTTATAACTACACCAACTCTCTTTATTCGTCTGCTAAATCTGTTTCTTCTTTAACTTTCATAGTCACTTCTAAAATGGCACCATTGAAATCTTCTAATTCTTTAAGAATATCTTTATCTTCGCCATCAACTTCGAGAGTATGTGTATCAACGTCATATACACCAACTAATTTCTTTGTAGTTACTTTTGATTCTTTGTAAGAATAATTTTTTGCCATAATATAAAAACTCCTTTTCAATTAACTAAAAATATAAAAATAGAAGAGTAGTAGATACTCTTCTTCCTAGATAATTTCGTCAACAAGACCTTTTTCAAGCATAATATCACTTGTCATATACCATTCATACCGTTCCATTTTTTCATATTCATCTGGAGTGATATTGCTATGAGAAAGAGTATAATCTTTAATGATGTCCTCAAACTTCTGATAGAAATTGAACTGATCTTTTACAGATGTACTATTTCCTTCAAGATAACTACTTCCTGCGTGTAGAAGAGCAGTTGAAAATTTATAACAACGCTTTTTAACATTTGGATTATTATATCCTGCCATAAGAATAATACTTCCCATTGAATACGCATATGTCATAACTGTAATTGTCGTTGGACACTTGAGATTATCAATGATATTACATAAGGACGCTCCATCAAATAATGAACCGCCAATTGTATTTAAAATAATATTAATTGGTTTACCAGTACCATCATTATCCATCTCTAACAACGGAAGCATGACCATTTCAACAATATCTGAACCAATTTGCTCATTAATAATAATTTTTCTTTCTTTTAATCCCTTATAATACTGGTATGTGACAGGGTCAGGTAAAGGGTCATTTAATCCTAAGTCACTTAATGGAATTTCTAACAATTCTTTATTAACCATAAATTTAAAATACCTCAGTTTTCATAATATTTTATAACGAAATTTTCGTTCCTTTATTAACCACACAAACATTTGTAGTCATGCTTTTATTTGCGATTTCTCTTTTCAAATCTTGCGAAAATTCAACTTTTCCTTCCATTTCTCCATGCAGAAGATAAATCTTTTCTGTATGAATAGAAGAGTAGTATTTTAATAATTCATCTCTTTGCATATGACCCGAAAGACTTCGTACATTTACAATCTGTGCTTTGTTTTTCACCTGTGCACCATTAATTGAAATGGTTTTCTGGTCACTGAAATTTTTGATTTTATATCCAAGCGTGTTTTCCCCGCAATAGCCACTCAAAATCAAACAATCATTACTATGGGGGAGCAACTCTTTCGCCCATCTAACAGAGCGTCCGCTTTGTAACATTCCACCAGAACTCAATATTAAGATATTCTTCATGTTTTCCATAGCATATCTACTATCTTCTGGAGTTACAATTCTTTTTAGATTCTTCCATGCAAGCATTTCATCGAATTTTTCTTTTGCTTCACCATCTAATACTTCACTGTACCTGTCAAGAAGTCTGTTTGTCAGAGGACTATCAACTAACACTTTTGTTGTAAAATTTTTATCGTCTTTAAACATCTGATAAATAAGCCATAGTACAACGGGACACTTATCAAGACTAAATACAGGCATAAGAACTCGCCTTTTATAATCTCCGCAAAATTGTTGAATAACCGATTTGATTTTTTCTAAATCTTTATTAATTATTTTCTGTGTTATTTGTTTATTATTTCTTGCACCGTATGTAGTTTCTCCGAATACATAGTTTGCAGATTTTACAGGTTCAAATTCCTGGACAAATGGTTTTAAATCCTGAATCTTTGTATTTCCGAGATCACTTGTGAATAATAATTTGGTACAATGATTCTTGATTTTTATAAATAATTCACATTGTACTGCGCCAAAAATATGACCAGAATATGTATATCTAATAGATATATTTTCATCTAATTCGTGAATTTCCCCAACATCATATTCTTCAATAAGAGATACAGATTTCTCTACATCATCAATATTATATAAAGGTTTAAACACTTTATCTGAATACTGAGAAGATAATGTTTCACAATCACGAATAGTAATGTTGGCAGAGTCTAACCACATTTCTTTTAATATACCAGTAGTATTTTTGCCTGTAATAATTCTTATGTTTGGATTCTGTTTAACTAATGCGGGGATATTACCACCATGATCATAGTGCATGAAATGTCCACCAATTATCATGTCAACATCTTTTGCTTTAATTTTAGATATCTGTTCTTTGTTCAATCTATAATTATCAAGAATAGTGTGCTCTTCTTGAATTCCACCAAATTCAAAGAGAATTGTCCTATCTAAAAACTTAATGATTGTACACGATCCCGTTACGGAACATCCATTATTAAGAAAACTTATATTTATTTCTTTCTTTTTCTTTCCGATGGTAATGTACCACCTTTCTTATATATTTTGTCATTCGACAATATTTTTTCTGATTTCGCTTAATGCATTTAGATTATAATTACTCTCTGTCAAATAATAAGTTTTCCTTTTATGATGACAAGAGCAAGTGCGAGTGATTCCACCAAATTCTTTAAATGGAATTTCATATTTTACATTAAGTATTTGTGCTTCATTTTTTGTGATTTTTACCAAAAATCATGACATCCTTTCGTTTAATATTTCTCCAAAATAGGAGAGAAACGTACAGGGTAGGATTTGAACCTACGGACGGGATTAACCGTCAAATGTTTTCAAGACATTCGCAATAAACCTAACTCTGCCACCTATACAAGATAATAGTTGAATAATTGTATCAAAAGTTATATAATTGTAAGAAAATACATAAGGAGGTACATAAAAATGTATGACACACGATTAGACCTTAGCCAAATTAAAGATTTATCTGATTATATTGCTAGAAGAAAAGCTACAAGTCTTACACAACCATTAGAAACTGATAAATTTATAGAAGATTATATGAAAACATATTCAGATGTTCTTACAAAATTACTGGATTTAAACAAATAATGTTATAAATTGATTTTATTTTTTATTTTAATTTCTCTAATAGTTCTATCAAAAAGGTGTTGTGTTTCTGCTAAAGTAAACCCTTCATATGAAAGAAGCTCTAAAATTTTATTTTTAATTTTATCTTCGTTTTCATTCATATAAGGTATTTCGTCTTTTTCTACATACATGATTTCACCAACTTTCTATTTTTAATATAAAGGGTATTGTATAATACCCCTTATATTTATTAAATGGATTTTGAGCAAAACTCGTGAAACACTGATAAACAGTACATATTAGCCACTTCTACTTAAAGACAAGTGGCATAATATGTACATAGCACAAAACGAAAGTGAACAGGTGAGAGCTGTTTAAGTGCTTAATAAATTGAATATTAATACCTTGTTGAGTGACATCTGTTCACTTGATAAGGAGAGCAGGAACAGGACTTGAACCTGCGTACATAGCTTATGAGGCTATCGTGGAAACCATCTCCAACGTATCCTGCTATAATATTTTAAGGGCGAGATAAGTGAAATACCTTATAATTCTCTTTAGCAGCCTAACTGGCTGACCCATGATATGTGTAAATTTCTTTGTTTTTTTATTCTTCCCTAAAGCTTACTTATCCTAGAACTGAAAAATACCCATAGAACGGGCATTTTTCGATTTTGAAAATTGCTTTGTGGGAATTTTTTTTACTCAAAATAAACTATCATTTACTTTGTTTTTGTAATATTTTGTGATATGCCCATTTACCTTTACATGTTCTGGACAATCTATTTCCTTAAACATTCCTTTTGAATATATTTTATCTTTTTCATATTTTCTGCTTATGTTAAACCCACTAAAAATTTTTAAATAAATATTTTCAATGGGAGAAGTAGAAGATAAGTAGTCGAAAATACAATTCTCTGCCGATTTAAATACTTTTCGGACTGTCGCTACATCTATATCTTCTTGTTTTGAAATTTGTTTAATTAAATCGTCTTGTGTAACTACAATAATAATCACTCCCATCTTAATCGAATTCGATTTTGGGCATATCTAACTTCATAATGATAACTCCTTTGTTATTTAACGATATGTTCTCCATATAGGCACAAATGAAAACACGTTATTTACGGACGTTTTTATTTTTAACCCCTTAAAATAATCCGTAAATAACGGCTGAAAATTTCGTGTTCACATAGCGTTACATTGTTTTATTTCTACATTTTTTAACTCTTAGACGGGTTTGTTCTCGTTGATGAATCATTTTACAATTGTCACATCTTTCAGTTTTTGATTCTACAGGAACTTCTAACCATTCACCACAATCTAAACATTGTACATACTTTGTCTTCTTTACGATTACATTGTTTTTTAAATTATTAACAACGTATTGTCCATAACAAAACCAGAATAATTGTTTACCTCTTTTTTCATTTCCATATAAATATTGTACAAGCATATCTGCAATTGTTTCATCTGTATATCCTAAATCTGAAAATTGATTTCTAATAGAACATGCCATATAACGGAGATTATTTATATATTCATCTTTCATATTAACCATATAACGATATTTTTTATTAAGTTCATCATACAATTTTGAAACTTCTTTTGGACAAATAATATTTACATTATGCATCATTTTTTGGTAATTTAATTTTCCTAATTTCATACCCCTTGTGTTTATTGGTTTATTAGGGATGCGAGAATAAAGTTTATTTACAAGACTATCATTTCGATTAGTTACTTGGGATTTATCTTTGTCCTTTGCGTATTCAAAAAAAGCTGGCAATTTTTCATTAGTGAATTTTTTAATCTCATTTCCGATTTTTTCAGGAAATTCTGGTTTATATAAAGTTTTCGCATAATCGATCACAAAATTATTCTGACAACATAATCTCTTAACACAATTAATAGCATGTTCTTTTTCTTCCTCGGTTCCATTAATAAAGACATCATTATTCCATATTTTAGAAATATTATTACTATATATTCCAATATTACCACCAACAAAAGCCGCATTTAATCCTTCATAGATGCTTTTATTATTTAACAATTTTGGCTCTGCTTTTCTCATATTGTAATAAAGTGGAACAACACCATTCATATTTCTTTCTGCAATACGGATAAAAACTGAATCACCTATTACTAATGATTTGTCTCCATCTACATCGAATTGAAGAATTTTAGAAATTAAATCATGTGTACTGGTATAGATACCATTTGTTGTAAACCATTCTTTGATTTTATTAACTCTATCACCATATGCTTTATTTGCTACATTAAAACGAATCGCATGTTCCTTATATAAATGAGGACTTCTAAGACAATCAAGCTTATCATTTTGTTTAAACAACCAACAAAATACTTCCTTATCATTAAGTAATCCCTCTGGATCATCAATATGTCCAAACCAATATTCACAAGCTGCATAAAAATCAGGAAGTAAAAAGGTGTATTTCCCATTTACTTCAAGTTTTCCACTACGATATTTTTTTACAAGACTATTTTTTACTTCTCTAATAACATCTTTTGCATAGGTATCATTTAACAAAGGTGGATACAATTTAACTGCCTTTTGAAAGGCAGTCATATTAGTATTATAAGGTGTAATTCCTAAAATGTTTTTCATTGTGTCTTCTGAATTACAAATATTTGTAATAGTATCAACTGATTTTTTAGTTAATAAATCAATTTCATCATCGGTAATATTTGTAAGAGTTTGTAACATTTGATAATTAATTTTTGCATTTTTTATCCTATCTTCTTCAATATTACATCTTCCAGCTTGACAATGATATTTTTTAAAATAAGTTTTATATTCATCCCATGAATCGTAAAACTTTGCCATTTTAAATTGTGACTTAGTAAATATAATTTGAATATTCTCCTCGATTACATCATGTTCTTTTCCATATATATCTTTGATAATAGGAGAGTAGTTGTTTACTTTAATGAATTTTATAAAATCAAAAACTCCTAATAGCCCCTTAATCCAAGGCGCACGAAACATAGTATTCTTTTTCATGAGACTAGGTAATATCATTCCTGCTCCATCGGTATGAGGAATTGGAACAACATCATTTTTTCTTGTGATAGAATAGTCTGTTTCATCAATAAAATCGAATATACCATGTACATTTGTCTCGAAATCATCAATTACAATGCATCTATCTATATCAAACTCTTTCCATTCATCAGTTGCGGAATTATGCAAAGCCATATAGGCTAAATGCTTATTTACATTATTTCCTCCTTTTGAATTGATTTTATCTATAGTCAAACCGCACATAATTGTTTTCTCAATATTGTTCCAAATTGATTCTTTTATAAAAACAGCTTTTTTCTTTCTAATTTGACCAGCAGATGAAGTAAAATATCTATATTTTTCGCCATTATATGTAAACCCATAAAAAGATAAATCCTTAAATACATCAAAATAGTATACTTGAACGACCATAAGAGCATCAGTTAATTCATTTTCTTTAATACCTATAGTCCTAGACAAAGAAGAGTCGAATACGGAAATAACATTCGTATCATTTAATTCATTTTTTCTAAAGTTTCTCAATTCTACTTTTTTATTAAAAGGGATATTATTTCTCTTATATTTTTCTATTTTTTCAGATAATAATTCTTTTTGAATTATCTTATTCGATAAAATATCTAAAAGTTTATCTTTTGATTCTTTTGCTTTTTGTCGTTTATGAGAAATAATAAGACAGCATTTCATATATTCTTTTATAAGAATATCAGTTTCTTTATAATATTCTTCTATAGAACATTGTTTCCAATGAGAAAAATCAGTTTTTTCAAATCCCCGTTCTGTTAATTTTTCTTCAAGTTTTGACAACATATTACTAATATAATTACGTTCTTTTCTGTATTTACAGTTCATTTCATGTAAATATTTTTCATGATTACTATAGAAATGTCCCGTATCTACAGAATACATATTAATTTGTTTATCTAACATTCTTTACTCCTTGCTAAGTTAACAAATTCTTTTAATTCAGTATTAATATATCTATAATAATCTTGATAACTCCATTTTCTGTAATTTACAAATGGTACTTGCATACGATAAAGAAGAATATTGTTTTTATCACAATATTCATTTTTCTTAATATCTCGTTCAATTGCTTCTCGTCTTTGAATAGATCTAACTGAACTTCCTGAGTGATTATATCTATGTTCTTCATCATCTATTTCAATAAGACAAATTAAAGAATTATTGCTGTCTAAAATAGCAAAATCAAATCGTAATTTTTCATTATTTACACCTATTAAATCTTCAAAAGAATATTGAATTTGAAAATTACATTTCATATTTATTAAATAATCATATACAGTTTTTTCATTAAAACCCATACTACATAATGGGCACCAACGTCCTTTTTTAATATTACCAGGTAAAATATCCCAAACATAATTATGTAAATTACAACGGACAGTTACATATTCTCCCGACCCTTTATAATCACTAAGAAGTTCACCATTTTGTTCCTTACATAATTCAGTTAATTCTTTTTGAAAGTTCCCTGAACGTCCAGAACAATATGGACACCAATGTTCACCACTATATAAAGCATCAGCAGTAGTAATAAAAACTGGATGTTCTGGATTTCCACATTTAAAATGGTACTGATCTTTTGCTCTTGTCCATTCTGTTTCTAAAACTCTTCCCCCACGTTTTTGACAATATTCAACTAATCTATTGTAATAAAAATGTTTATCTTTTTTATATGTTTTTTTTGCAGATTGAGATTTTCTTATTGATTGACATTGTTTACATGGTAAGAAAAAGGATTTACATATATTTTTTGCATTTATTGTTTTATGTGTATCTCCATGAACAGGACAATGATAAACTATATCAACAGGTTTTTCTCCACCATTATATTTACTTAAAATATCCACTTTTTTACCATGATAATTTCTAACCTTTTCTTCAAACCATTCTTGTGACTTTATTGTATGTCCTATGACAATTCCTCCTTTGATAATCAAAATTTCTCCAACTAAAATTCATTTAACCTCTATACTAATATTCTCCATCACCATCCATTCCGAATTCTTTAATCTCATATCCCAACCAGCCAATCAACCACTTGATACCTTGAATACATTCTAAATGAACCAGATCTCCACCATTATTTTCTAAATACTTTTCACCCTCATATATGAATTCTCCACATACATCACAATGTGACAAATGTTTCCCCTCATAATAAGGACACCCAACTATATGATTTTCATGTTGACAAATCTCACATCTCATTAAGCCACCTCGCCATAACAAATTTTCTCATAAGCAAATCCATCATTAGTCGTATAATAAATATGTTTTATACCTAAATCTTTAATAGCAGCCATACAAGAAGGACAAGGCTTACATATACCAATCAATCTATCTTTTCTAGCGCGATAGATATATAGCTTAACCTTTGAAAAATTGATATTCATATGTCTAATTGCATTTAAACAGTTAATTTCAGCATGGAGTTTTGGTAGAAGAGAAGAGCAAAGAGAAATATCTTTATTTCTAAAAATATTATAATGCGCCTGTATAGGATGTGTTTTTTCAAGATTACAACCAATTCCGATTATTTGCCCCTGGTACACAGCAACACAACCGATATGTACTTTTTTATAATCTGAAAGTAATGCGACTTTTCTAGCTTTTTTAAAAAATTTCATATCAGTCTTTGTCATGTAATCGTTCATCTTCAAACATCTCATTCCCTTTATCAAAGCATTTCAGCATATATACTATTCTCTCAATATAGTAATTGAAAAATCCCTCATTATATTTTTCTTCAACGAATTTAACAATAACAGTTTTGATTGTACCTTTATCACCTTCAAGATAATATGTATCAATTTTATCTAAGAAATCTATATCATTTCTGGTAAGATATAAATTTACTCCATATTTATTGTTCTCTTTTATAAAATTGTAACTACAATAAATGGAATATCCATCCTTTAACTCAAATTTAATTACATATCCTTTGTTTCTATATCTCATAATTATTCATTCTCCTTCTGTTTGTTATTTCTTTTATATCGAATATTATTTTTACACTGTCTATCAAATCGCCAATCACTCATGATAGCATTGGCAATAGAAGATAGGTAATGCTGCCCTAAATTGTTATAATTTGTGTCAAACTCCGCAAGACTTTTAATACTACAAGCTCCTCTAGTTTCAAAAATTTCATCTGTCATATTTTTCTTAAAATCCTTTCTTTATGTGTTTTAATTTCATTTATGTTTCAGTTTGTTGTGAAATGGTGATTAATAGTTACTCATGTATATATTCTCTTCTTATTTGTTCAATCATGTACATCAACATCCTTTCTATTTATATCTTTACCTATTAATTCTCCAAATGAATCTACATTATATACTTCTAACATCTTTAAAATAGCCCATTCAATTTCTTGTTCATATCCTTCTTTGTTAAGTACATAGATATTTGGAACATTTTGTGGTGGCTTTTTAGGATCTGGTTGTATACTACCTACTTCTCTTTTTATCAAAAGAGGTTTTTGGTTTTTGCTAGAAGAAGTTAAACATTGAATACATTGATTTAATGTATCTTTTGAAATTGCCAATTCTTTTGCCATACTTTCCATGCTGCGAAAAAATGCTTCTGGTTTAGATTTAGGATTACTTATTGTTTCTTCATTATTTTTATTTTTTGGACGAATAAAAATATAAGAATTGATATAAAGGAATGCTATTAATATATTCTCTTTGTTAATACTTGATTCACTCATCATTATGAAGTCAAGTTGTGAAGATGTAATTTTTGAGAATTTATCTGTTGCGTCAAAATTCTCACAAATAATATCCATCTGAATACAATCAGTGTATCCAACAGAATAAATATCAAAATCAGAAGTAATACGAATCATATTGCTTTCATTTAGAAATAGTAAACATTTAATTATTTCATAAAATATTTTTGGTTTATGTCTGGTTTGTTTATAATTACATAAATTAAATATTTCCGACATAGTAATATATGATTGATCTTCATAACTTCTATGTTTATCAATTAAGATATATACTAAGTAAAAAATTCTATTTAAATGATATTTTTTTCGAATATCAATTTGAATAAAACTATTTGGTATTCTAGTAAAATATTCTCTATGATTATTTTCTCTACATGGATTATCAATAGGTATGAAATCATCAAAATCAAATTGAAGAGATTCTCCTAGATCAAAATTTATTTGATTATATCCTTTTGAAACTGAATTATACTTTGTTATGTAATATTTCTCCAAAGTCCTTGCTTCTTTATAAGATAAATTATCTTTTATAATCTCATGTGAAAATCCATTATCCCAACCATATTTTTGAATATCTTTAAAAAATTTATCATTTTTATTGTAACCATTACCATTATTCCATCTTTCTTTTAGAGGACGTTGTGTAATCCCAACGTATCTTTTATTATTAGATAAATTTGTATGCAAATATACTTTATAATTGTTAATTCTTACTCACCTCTTTTTTAAAAAAATTTTTCTTACGAGAGTTCAGCAAACATCCACCAGTGGATGTCTAAATTCTCAACCCCTGTTCAGCAGACTACCACCAGTGGATGTCAACTGAACAGAAAGAAGATATACTAATATTTAATAAGACAGACTAATTTAATTTTTATTCATTACATTCATAAAAATTAAATTTAAAAACTTGAAATTTTACCTTTTTGTTATTTGTGTAATCTCAATGTCATCTTCATATATTTGTTAGACATACTCCTTGGTATATTTTTTATTTCGTATCAAAAATAGTTGATACTACAAAATTCTCTTTTGATGTTGCTAAGTTATATTTCTCTAAAGATTATCTACTAATTGGTGAATTACCCATTGTCTAAAGTCAGTGGGCTTCCTGCTTCAACGTCCTCGTAATCTACTAACTTCACAGGCGTAAATTTCGGTAATTCCTACCGTATTTTATTTTATCAAGCTACATTTAACATTTTCATTCCTTCATTTAGAATATTAATTGCAGCATTAATATCTCTGTCATGAACAGTTCCACAAACAGGACATATCTATTCTCTTACCGATAAACTCTTTGTATCCTTATTAACAAAACCACATACATTACAAGTTTGACTAGACGGCACATATCTACCAATCTTAATATATGTACGTCCACTCCATTCAGCTTTATATGTTAATTGTCTTGTTAATTCATACCATCCGCAATCAAATATTGCTTTTGCAAGATTATGATTCTTCATCATATTAGAAACTGCTAAATTTTCAGAAACTATCACTTGGTTTTCGTTGATGAGTTTATGAGATATTTTATGTAAGTTATCAATTCTAGTGTTACGAATCTTTTCATGTATTCTTGCTACTTTAATTCTCTGTTTATTCCAATTTTTACTACCTTTTACTTTATGAGACAATTTTCTTTGCTCTTTTGCTAATTTATCTTCATATTTCTTAGTGGTGCGAATATTATCAAATTTTTCTCCGTCAGAAGTGATAAGTAAATCCTTAATACCTAAATCAATTCCGACAGAATTATCATTTTCTTTCATAGGAATGTGTTCTGTTTCTACAAGAATCGAAACGAAATATTTTCCAGATGGAACTTGAGAAATAGTTGCAGATTTTATCTTCCCTGTAAATTCTCTATGAACTTTAGTTTTAACCCACTTAAGTTTTGGAAGTTTGATTTTATTTTTCTCAAAAGAAACTTCGATATTTTTATTTGTATAATTTGTTTTATATGATTTCTTATTGTTGCGTTTGCTTTTGAACTTTGGATAGCCGCTATGTTCTTTAAAAAATTTCCGATATGCAGAGTCCATATTAATAACCGCATTATCCAAAGCAAATTTATCTATTTCTTTTAACCATTCATATTGCACTTTAAGAAATTTATTTTTCCAATTATTACAATCAATTCTACTTATAGACTCTTTTTTCATTTCATACAAATTTTTTCTATACCCAAGTGTCTGATTATAAACAAATCTGCAACATCCGAAAGTTTTTTGAATTTGTTCTATTTGTTGCTTATTTGGATATAATCTGTATTTGTAAGCTTTTAACATTTACTTATCACCTCCTCACTTATATATTCTCTTTTAAATTTACTAACTCATGACTAAAGTCACGAGAATGTGTAAATTAAGCTTCTTCAAAATAATCTGCCAATGCTTGATATTTTGTAAACATTTTAGAAGACCAGTATGTATATCGTTTCTTTGGTAATACTTTTTGAGTAATATTATTATTCTCTAACATGTCTATTCTTGATTCTAATGAATTAAATACATTATCAATCTTTTGTACAAGAGTATTTACGTTTTGCACCAAAGCTTGAATATCATCATTTCTTTCTTGTAATTTAGCGGTAGCAATCTTTAATCCTTGCTCACAAGCGATAAAATAATCTCTTGCTTGCTCATGTTTCTCAGTGTTACCTGTCATTGAGAGCTTCTTTGCAAATTCAGATGTAAGTTTATAATCTGTTTTTGGTCTACCACCTAATTTGAAGTTTTCGTTGCTCACTACGAAAACTATATAATCTTCATTTTCAGTGGCAAATTTATTTCTAGTGATATTTCTTCTACACCAGGATGCAAAATTACTTGGATTCAATTCTAAAAAAGCATATAACTTACTTGCTGTTGTCATTCCATCCGAATCAATCTGTAATGCAATCTCAATAGGTGTCTTATCAGATGTTGATGGTGTGATAGTAGTAGTTGTGTTATTTTTGTTGTCTTTTAATTTTCTCATAGTGGTTAATCTCCTTTATTGTTTAATTAGTAAAAATATTTTTCTTCTGGCGCAACATTATATTCTCTAAAAGACATATCGAATATCTTTGTGGTTATTTTCATTCTTGTAAAGCCATGATGTGCCAATCAGAAGCATTTTGATATGATTAATTTAATTTCATAATCAAAATTTCTTAGTTGTGTATTCTCTTTGTGAGATTGTGAATAGGTACAAGTTTTTATTCTCTTTATTTATTATCTTTTGAAAAAAGTGTTGTTGTATTTTAGAAGAGAGAATGTTATATGTTTATATATTTTGAGATTGGGTGTGGGATATATTAAAAGATTCTCTACCTGAGATTGTTAGACGAAATTTAAGCTATTTGTACCAGAATCAATTTTATATGCTGAGAGGATAAATTGCTCATGTAAAAAGTAAAATGGATTTTAGAGTTGATTTTTACCGATTTAGCTAAGGGATATATAGAAAGTGAGTTTCTGAGATATTAAATAATAGAAAAGTTATAGATTTGTGATTCAAGTTTGGATGAGATATACTAGAAACTTTCTTACTCTAGATTAGCTGAGAATTTTAACGCTATTTTGACTAGAATGGATTTTAGTGTAATAAAGGGTAAGTTGTAAGGGTAAGAGTTAAAATTGATTTTAGGGTCATTTTTTGGAGATTTAAGCTAAGGATATTTACAAATGAATTTTTGTAATGGTGTGAGATGAGATTATTTAAGACGTGGAAGAGTAGAAGAGAGATATGATGGATGAATGATAATTGAATAAAAGATCATTTAGATATTTCAGATATGGGTGTAATGAATATTATGTTACCCTGGATTACGAGAGTATTTTTGAGTTTTTAGGGGTGAAATTGGATTTTAAATTACAAGTAAAATGAATAGAATTGATTTTTGGGTCGAATAACGTAAATTTGAGCAAAGGATATTTTTAATAAGGATAGAAGGTGGATTTCAAAGGACTTCGAAAATAAGATTTACTGGTGCAGATATAAATGAATGATTTTGTTTATTTTTATTACATATTTTAAAGGTAGATGTACGGGCAGCAAGGAATAAAATTGGCTATGTTTCGTAGATTTTATAACTGACTTCGATAAAGTATAAGGTTTTATTGACAAAAATGAAGGTTTAAGAGGGATTTTTGCGATTTTAAGGTATTTTCAATGTGAAGATTTTGTTTATTTTATAAGGACTTTCTCGAACTCGTTCTCGAACTCATTTTGTGTATTTTTGCTATTTTTTGTGTGGGATTGAGTGAAATGGTGTGGGGAGAGGGATTTTGAAATTTTGAACGTGGGGTGTGAGTTGAACACCTAGGGCATTTACAGAAATTGACAGTATATCAAAAAATGTAAACATACCCCCTACCTGAGTATTGCAACGTAGTTTTTAATACTATGTCATGTGATTTTTGTTATAAAAAACAAGGAGTTTTGTTGAAAAGTCCGTGTTTTGTAATATTCATACCAGAAGATATAGTTTTTGATACTATGTGTAAATGATTTTAAATATTGGATAAATAAGGATTATTCAAGGGTAGCAGGATATAAAAAAATGTAATAATATGACAAGATATAAAATTTCTGTATATGGTGGTATTTATTAGGATATAAAAACAAAAGTTCGTTTTTTGAGATAAAAAATGTTGTTTTAACCACATTTTATAACCAATAGATACATAAAAACAATATCACACAGTCATATATAAAAATATA